GGTGAGTTGCCGGTGATCCAGTGCCATAGCTTCTCGGCTATCCCGATCAGCCACTCAACGGCCTGGCCCAGCAGCTTGAGCGGGTTGACCACGTTGAGGGCAGCCTGGGCCATCGCCGCCAGCTTGATGGGGACCTCAAGAATCGGGACCAGGACCTTGGTCGTGATGTCGAGCAGGAACCCGATTACCTTGATAACCCCGGTGATGGCGGGCAGCAGCCCGTCCATCGCCCCGGTTGCCCCCTCAGCCCCGCCAGTCAGATTTTGACCGAACAGGGCAGCGATTTGCTGGAGGAGCGGTGCCAGGTTCTTGAGGGCTGGGCCTAGCGCGTCACCGATGGCCTTGATGATTTCCCACAGGGCCAGGCCGAAGGTCTTGACCAGCTCCCAGACCGAGGACAGGGCTGGCTTGAGCCCGGTCCAGAGGGCCTGACCCATCTGGATTACGCCCTCGCGGAAATCCTTACTGGCCACCATCATGGCGGCGACGGCGGCCACCACCCCGACCACAGCCGCGCCTACGGGGTTCATCGCGGCGGGCAGCAGACCGGCCGCGGAACCCATCGACCCGAGCCCTGGGATAGCTGCCAGGGCTGAGCCGCCCATCTTGACCAGCCCGCCGCCCACCATGCTGATGGGGCCGGTCAGGTTCTTGAGGAGCGTCCCCACCACGGGGATGCCGCTGAGGAGCTGGGGGGCCACCAGGGCAGACAGGCCAGCCGCCCCGGCCAGGAGCGCAGGCCCGAACCGCTCGATGATCTTGACGACGCCCTGTATCTGCTCGGGCTTGAGGGCAGCGATCCAGGCCGTCCACCGCTCGATGACCTTCCCGAGGGGCACGGCTATGGCCTCGACCGCCTGAGCTATGGCGATGATGATGGGGTTCAGCACCCCACCCGGCGCGACCGCCGCGCTGAACGCCTTAGCCAGGTCATACGCCTGGAGGATGACCGGCCCGAACGCCTGGACTAGATCCTGGCCGATGCTGACCTTGATGTCATCGGTTACCCGCTTGAAACTGCGGAGGACCTTACCGGGCTCGGTCATGGCCTCGGCGTAGGCCCCCGCCACGGTCTTGCCTGAGACCAGCACGGCGTTGAGGACCGCCTGGCTGCGCTCCGCGTCGGTCAGCTCCTTGGTGCTCTTGCCCAGCGACTTGGCGTACTGGTCGATGGCCTGGCCAGCCTGGACGTTCAGCCCGGCGTTGCGGAGGACCTGGGAGTTTTGGGTGGTGATGCCATGCGTCAAGTCCGCCAGGACCTCGGTGGAGTTGCGCCCGCTGATCACGGCGGCATCCTGGGCGACCCTGGCCAGGTCCGTGCTCTTGGACAGGTCCAGGTTGTTACGGGCGAACTGGGCCACGAGGTCCTGGGCAACGCCCGCCTCGATGCCCTGCTTGCGGATCGCGGTCACGGACTCTTGCATGGCCTGGTAGCTCAGCCCGTTGGCCTTGGCCAAGGCGCGGAGGCTGGCGTCCATCTCGCCCACTCGGGCGGCGCTCTTGAATGACTCCACCCCGAACGCGGTAGCCGCCCCGGTGGCCACCGTCAGGCCCGTGGCCACGCTGGTCCCCAGGGACTTGGCCAGCCCGCCAGCGGCCTTGAGGCCGTTGGTCATGGCGCTGCCGATGTTGCCCGCCGCGTTGGTCCCCGCCTTGGTGGCAGCGTCACTGATGTCAACGGACAGTTGCTTGGTATCGGCCGTGACCCTGATCGTCAGGGCTCCGTAGCTGTAGCTAGCCACCGTCCACCACCATGCCCGCCGTGCCAGCTAGGGCCTGGGCAGCCTCAGCCCAGGTGCCTGCCTTACGCGCTCCAGCGCCGTCCTGGGCCGGTCCTGGGGGCTGCTGCGCCCACCTGGACCCTGGCCTGGGCAGGGGCCTGGGCTTAGGTGCCCGCTTGGCACCGTTGGCCCGCAGCGTGACCCAGGTCAGGATGGCCACCTGGTCGATGAGGACGGCCAGGAGGTCAGCCTCAGTGCTCCACAGCTCCCCGCCCCGGAGGGCCGAGGGGGGCAACCGCCGCAGCAGGTCACTGACCCGCCGCGTGGACACCTGCGGGTCTAGGACATCGACCCCGAAGGCGTGCAAGAGCGCCGCCTCTACCTCCGGGTCGAACCGCGCCGCTGCGGCGGCTTGGAATTTGGGAGGCTGTCCAGGCCGTACCTGGCCGCGATGCCCTCGAACAGGGCGTTGAGCTCGCCCAGGTTCAGCCCCGCCTCAGACAACTGCTCGTAGGCCACCGCCCCCAGGAGCATGGGCAGCGCGTCGTCCAGCTCGCCCTTGGCGACCAGCCGCAGGGCCGACAGGGGCCACACCGATGCCGGGGGCACGCTGTAGTCCTTGCCGTGATAGGTGAACGCGAACGGCTCAGCCTTGGCCTCAGCCAGCTTGGCGGCTGCGGCCTGCTCAAGGTCGAAAGGCTGGGGGCCTCCGTTCGCGGTGGGCCTGGTCACGCCGCCGCGCTGGCGGTGCTGGCCTTGGCCTTGGCCTTGGCTGCCCTGCGGGCGCGGGCAGGAGCGCTGAGGCTGGCTGCGGTGGTGCCGCGTGGGCCGAGCTGGACCCGGCCCAGGACCCCGCCGTCGTCCAGGGCTGCCAGCGTGCAGTCCAGGGGCACCGCTGCGCCTCGGGTGATCTGCATATCACCGGCACTGGTCAGGCTGGCCCGCCCGAAGGTGATGCGGAATGCGCGCTCCGCGTCGGCCGAGTCGATCGAGATGGCGTGTAGGTGCTGCGGGGAGTCGGTCCTCAGCTCCATGTCAATGGTGCCGTCGTCCTCGGTCTCGGGCTCATCGGCATCGAAGTACATCGCCAGGGTGATCTGGTTGAGCTGCCACAGGACGAACTGGAGCGTGACGCTGCGGCCGGTGATCACCGAGCGGAGCGGGACCACGGACTGCCAGGGGGTGATGTCCTCGGTGTCGGTGCTGGACCCCACGGTGGGGCCATCGTCTGACAGGTAGCCGAGGATGCGCCACGGGTCCTCGTAGTCCTCGCTGGTGTCGTCGGGTGCCTCGGTGCCAGCAGGGGCCACCCAGATGCCGGGGCCGTTGCTGGTGCCGACCTGGACCTCAGACGGGTTGAGCGTGGCCTCCCAATCGGGGTCAGGTGTGCTCATCGGTGGTGTTCCTTCCTACGAGTCCGCACCAGCCAGGGCGGCGGTGCGGGGGGGATGGACTCGGACCTCATAGCGGGCCACATAGCGCGGCCCGCCGTCTGGGTCGGGGAGCCAGAACGGCCCCTCGATCGGCTGGACATAGCAGACGCACCCGAGGTCCCAGGGCACGTCAGCCAGGCCCACCATGACCTGCCGGATTCGCTCGGCTAGGTCCCTGGCGAGCTGCTTGGACTTGTGGCGGGCATCGACCTGGACGAAGTGGGCCAGGACCCACCCGGCGCGGTCCTGCTGGGTCGCGGCGTAGGCCCAGGAGGTCACGCCGCCCAGGTCCTTGAGCTGAGCCCAGACGTGGGCCTCCAGGTCAGGCTGGACCACCACGGGCATCATCGGGACCTCACCGCGGCGAGGGCCTTACCGAGCGGGGCGTCTGCCCTGCGGTGCCTGGTGCCGTACTCCACGAAGCGGGCATACGGAACGTCGGTGGTTACCAGGCTGGTGGCAGGGTCGCGGCCTGGCACGACACGCCAGCTCGCGGCCAGCCTGCCGGTCAGCCTGGGCGAGTTGGCCGAGGCAGCAGCAGCCACCTGGCTGGCGATGCCCGCTATGTCCTCCTGAACGCAGCGCCGGGGCGCTCCAGGGTCCGTGACCACGAACTCCGCATCAGCCACGGGGGGCCTCCGTCGCGGTCATGGCCCAGCAGTCCAGATAGCCGCCCAGCTCGGGGTCCTTGATGTAGCGGACCTGAGACAGGACCCAGACCTGGCCCCTGATCACCGCCGCCATGCCCTCGGCGGGCTGGGCCTCGGGCGGCAGGTAGAGGTTGCCCGCGTTCGCTGCCCTCGGGCTGAACGGGCCAGCGCCGCCGCCCTCGGTGGCCCTGGGGTCCGAGGGGCCAGGGCTGAGCTGGAGATTGCCTGGCCCGGCCCAGCGCCAGCGCGGGTCCTCACGCGGGGGCAGCTCCCACCCGTGGGCGTCCGCGCCCGAGCTGGGCGCGTACAGCTCCACCTGGTCAGTGGCCAGCAGGACGGTCACAGCTCGACCTCCCACCTGTGCCGGTCCAGGTCCCGCCTGGCCTCAGCCATCGGGGACTCCAGGGGCACCGATACGGCGGTGGTGAACGAGCGGTGCCAGTTGGCGCGGGCCAGCGCCAGGCCGTAGGCCCCGCCTGGCAGGGCCGGGCTGTAGCTGACCGATTGGGCGCCGGTGGCCACCTGGCTGACGGTGGGTGTCATCGGCAGGGTGGCCGCGTATGCCTCCCACTGGAGCGCGGCGCACAGGTGGGGGTCCAGCTCCCACCAGGCGTCAGCGATGGCCTGGGCCTGGTCCTGGGGCAGCCCTCCAGACGCGGGCGGGTCCAGGGGCGGTGCCCAGGACTCCCACGCTGGAGGGCTCCCAGGTGTAGTCATTTCTTGGCGCTCCGCTCAGCCGCGCCCGCGACCGGCCCGTGCGGGTGGTTCGTGTTCGTCCGGGTCGTGACGAGCCCGATCGAAGTGGTCAGGGCGGTATGCCAGCCGATGTGAGCCGCCATCTGGTCAGCGGCCACCAGCGCCCGGCACTCCGCGCAGGTCTCAGCAGGGCGGGCCATCGGTCAGTCCTTGGCTGCGCCGCGCTTGGTGGTGACCACTTCCGAATCGGGGCCTAGCGGGGCGATGGTGCTCAGGTTCATCCGGGCGAACGGGCGGGCACCAGCAGGGACACGCGGGGTCACTGGCCGCACGATCGCAGCCGCGAACCTGGCCCACACCTTGATGGGCGTCACGTTGTCTTGGAACCCGCTCACGATCACCGCGCCGTCAGCGTCGGCGATGACCGCGTTGGGGTCCATCGTGTACCTGATGTCTTGGCGGACCCCGATCATGAGGTAATTCCAGGCCCCGGTGATGAGGTCGGTGGTGATGCGCGGCCAGGAGGTATAGCTGGCTGGCAGGCCGTAGATTGAGGGCCTGGTCTCCTGATCGGCCTGGGTCACGCCCAGGAGGAGGGCTCCGGTGTCGTCGCGGACGCCCCGCAGCCTGCCCTTGACGGTCAGGTCTGCCGCGTGGCCAGTGACCCCGAGGCCCTGGGCCTCCACCAGGGACATGCCCTGGTTGATGGCGTCCACCGCATCGCTGCCAGCAGCTACAGCCTGGCTGAACGTGTTGGATACGATGCCCCCGGTCGGGTAGCTGGGCGGGGCACCAGTGCCGAAGATCACCGCGTCGTCCAGGGCCAGGCCGATGGCCTCAGCCAGGCGCGGCCTGACGAATCCCCAGATGTTGACCACCGCATCCTCTAGGTACTGGTCGGGGATCGCGGACACCGCCGCGACCTCCTCAGCCCGGAGGACCTGGGCCTCCAGCGCCAGCTCAGTGAACGGCTTGCGCCCGCCCGCTGCGTTGACGAATGAGGCCCTGGGCAGGGTCTTGGGGATCGGCAGCTCATTGATCTGGGTGCCCATCGGCACCAGGTTGGCGAGCTGGAGGACCGTGGAGTATTGGGCGGCCTCTTGGATGATCTGGGCCGCCATCTCGGTGGGGATTACCCCCGAGTAGTCGTAGTTAGGCGCGGCTGGCGGCATGGGAGGCCGCCTCCTCTCGACGTGACGAAGTTGGGACTGTCACGCCGCATTTGCGCGCCACCCTGCCCGCAGGGGGCCTCACGCCCGCCTGCTGGCCTGGCCTGGAATCACTCCTCGTGAAGCGCCCGGGTTCGGCTACCGGCTGTCTGCGGCCTCACGCCGTCAGGCATCGGGGTCAGGCTACGCCTGGGGCAGCTCGGGAGTCCAGCCAGCCGCCTGGAGGTCATCGGCCAGGAACCCGGCCGTGGTCAGGGTCGGCGGGTCGTTCCCGGTGAACCAGACCCGCACCACTGACCCGGCATGGGCCACCTGGGCGAACAGGTCATTGGCCGAGCTGGGCACCAGCTTGGTGGTCAGCCATGCCCGTTTGCTCCACTTGGCCACCTGCTCGATGAGGGCCGGGGAGTGGCAGGCCGGGCCGGTCGCGGTCACGATGACCTGCTGGCCGGCATAGGTCGGGGTGTACCAGGCGCAGCTCAGGGGCCTGGGGCTGGGCGCTGGAGTGGGCCTGGTGCTCGCTGTGGACGTGCCACAGGCCACCACCAGGAGGACCAGGGCTGGCAGGACCAGGCCCAGGCAGGCCAGCCTGAGCGCGTGGAGAACGCGACACAGGGCCGAGCAGTAGACCGACCCTGGGCGGGAGGGGCGGCGCAGGCAGGTCAGGCACAGGACCTCGGGCGGGTCCTCATCAGGGGGGTGGGCCACCCGGCTACCCTAGCGCCGCCTGATCTGCCGGATAAAGTCCGTCTCCGGTCCTGGGGCTGAGGGCTCGCGGGGACCTGGCGGAATGTAGCCAGGAGGAGGCGGCGGCGCGGGCACCACGGCTAGCTGCTCGACCAGGGCCGCGATGGCGGCGGCGTCGGGCTCCCCGTTCTTGCCCAGCAGCTTGGTCAGGTCCAGGGCTGCCAGGGCGGCGTCCGGGTTGGCGATGCGGCCTGCTGCCTTGGCCCTGAACTCGGCAGCAGCCAGCTTGAGGTTGGCCTCCTGGGTGGCCTCGGCGCGGCCTGCTGCCTTGGCCTCGGCCACGGCACGCTCCTGCTCGGTCATGGCCCCCTGCTGGGCCTTGGCCAGGTCTGCCTCCAGCCGCTTGGTCCGCTTGCGCTCATCGTCCAGGGTGGCCTGGAGCCGGGCCAGGTCCTCGGCGGTGGGTGCCCCGTTGCTGGGAGCTGGAGCTGGAGCTGGAGGAGGAGCTGGAGGAGCTGGAGCTGGAGCTGGAGGAGCTGGAGCTGGCGGCGCGGGGGCCGGGGGTGTGGTCATGGGTCCTCCTGACTAGGCGGCGGCTGGGGTTGGCTGGGGCTCAGGCTGGGGCTGGGGCGGGGGCTCGGGCTCGGGGGTGCCCTCGTTCAGCTCGTGCCACCGCCCGATTTCCTGCTGGGTCGCGCCCCACTTCTCCCACAGGACCTCATACGGGACCTTGAGCGTGGCCATCTTGACCAGGGCATCGACTAGCTGGCCCTCGGTCCTGGTCTCGAAGTCGGCCCAGATGACCTCAGCGGAGACATCGGCCGCGGCGGGTGACCCGATGAACTGGAGGCCCAGCCTGATGACCTCCTCCCAGTCCTCGCCCAGGTGGAGGGCACGCCGCCGCACCTTGGACACCAGGCCAGCCTCAGCCGCCTTGAGGGCATCGGCCGACAGGTTCGCCACGGTGCCCAGCAGGTAGTGGGCGGGGGTCTGGGTGATGGAGGCCAGCAGCTCGACATCTTGTTTCACGGCGTCCAGGTAGCCCTGGAGGTTGGATTCAGCGATGGACCCGAACCGGCCGTCTGGGTTCTCGTTGGTCAGCAGCCGGTTGGCCCCGATCTGGAATGGCCGGGACACCTTGGTCGTGTCGGTGCCGTCCTGGGCCTTGATGACCTCGCGGGCCACCTTGATGCCGGTCGCCCAGACCTGCCTGTTAGCGCCGTAGTCCACCGACACCGAGCGGTTAAACAGGGTGGTGTGGACCCGATCCTGTATCGGGATCACCGACAGCAGCTCGGACCTGGGCGGGCCGACCGTGCGGGGCTGGGGGGCCAGCTCGACCATGCCGACCACCCCGGCCGGGTTCGGCTCGACCTGGGGGCGGGCGCGGTTGGTGCCTGGCTCCCAGGTGACTATCTCGTCGGGGGTGATCAGGACCTCCGTGCGGCCTGACGTGGCCTCATCGGTCCAGCGCTTGTAACCGGCGCGGCGGCGGTGCCGGTTGCCCGGCTGGTAGAGGACCGTTGCCTGGAGGGCTGACTCAGGGCTGATGGTCACCCCCACGGGGCTGGACTCATCGGGCTGGACCAGCACGAAGCTGGAGCCCTGGGTCAGGGCATCGGTCTGGAGCATTTCGGCGTCGGCGTCCATCGAGTTGGCCTGCCAGATGGCCCAGGCTGCCCTGGAGTCCTCCTCGTTGCCGAACCGGAACCCCGTGACCTGGAGCCGTTCGGCCACTGCGTTGACCACCAGCTCCGCGAGGTTGGCCCTGGCCTCGGCCAGCAGCGCCCGGAAGGTGCGCCGCTCCTCCGTGTCCATCAGGGCGATAATCCCCGACTCGTCGTCGTAGTACGCCTGGTAGCCAGCCGCCACGGCAGCCTGCCGGTCCAGCTTGCGCTGGGCTGCTGCCCGCAGGGCCTCCAGCTCGGTCATGTCCATAAGGTCCTCCTCAGAACCCCGCCGCCGCGTAGTCCTCCTCGGGCGGCGCGGCCTGGTGCCGCAGCGCCCGATCCAAGGCCATCACGGCAGCTACCACGCTGTCGATCTTGTCGGCCGACCTGGCTTTATCCGGCTTGAGGTTGCCAGCAGGGTCCTGCTTGACGATCAGGTTAGCCGCCTGCCAGCGGACCAGGGGGTTATCCCCGTGCCGGTAGGTCCCCGCAGCGACCAGCCGCAGCAGCTCCCGTGTCGGTGCCGCCATCGTGGCGTAGCCCTGACCTACCTGGACCAGCGGGAACCCCTCCTCGATCAGCTCGGAGCTGAGCTGGGTTGCCCCCCACCTGTCGAACGCTATCTCCTCGATCTGGTATTGCTCGGCATCGGCCCGCAGCGCCACCTTGATGTGCTCGTAGTCGATCACGTTCCCCTCGGTGACGGTGAGGAGCCCGGCCTCCTCCCACACGGTGACCTTGCCGCCAGTGCGGCGGTCCAGGTCCCGCACCGCCGCCCTGGGCGCGAAGCACCGCCACAGGAGGTCATGCCCGCCCGCGCCGTCTGGGAAGTCCAGGCAATAGCTGGCCAGGTCGGTGGTGCTGGCCAGGTCCAGGCCCCCGTAGCAGACCCGCCCCTGGAGCTCGTCATGGCTCGGGAGGCAGTCATCCCAGGCCACCATGTCCAGCGCCCGCCCGGCCTGGGGGGTCTGCTGGTTCAGCCGGTACTGGCGGAACGCCCGCTCGGCCGGGAGGTTGCCCTGGGCCTTGAGGTATTCCGACCGGAGGATACGCAGGTCCAGGTAGTCCCCCAGGGCTGGGTTGGCCAGGTGCCAGGTGGCCTCATCGGTCCAGTCAGCCTCTCGGGGCGCGGCGTGGATCACCACCAGCCTGGCCCGGTCCAGCTCGGGGTCCTCCAGCACCCGCTCAGACCAGGCCCGCTCACTGGCCGCGAACCCGCCAGGGTCGTTGTCGGCTGTCGTGACCAGCATCAGGAGCGGCTGAGACCTGGCCCCGAACCCGGTCCTAAGCGCGTCGTAGAGGTCCCGCGAGGGCTGGGCCAGCAGCTCGTCAATGTACGCGCCGTGCGGGCTCGGCCCCAGGGCTCCCATCGCGTCCCCGGCCACCACCGAGAAAAACGAGGCGGTCTTGTCGTAGCTGATGGTCCGGGCTCCTCGGGCGATGTGGAGCCGACCGGACAGGATGGGCGAGAGCTGGACCATGCGGGCAGCAGCCCCCCAGGCCAGGGCTGCCTGGTCCTTATCGAGGGCCAGGCCGTAGACCTCGGCGGCCTCCTCCCCGTCGCTGGCCAGCAGGTAGAGCATGACCCCAGCGATGAGGGCCGTTTTGCCGTTCTTGCGGCCGGTGGACAGGTACAGCTCCCGGTATCTCCGCAGGTACTTAGCCCAGCCAGGGTCATACTCGACCGTGCCGAACAGGGGCACCAGGACCTCGTTGGCCTCCCAGTCGGCGGGGATGAACGGACGCCTCGCCCAATCGCCCTTGGTGTGGACCAGGAGGCTGCCGAAGAAATCCAGCACCCTAGCGGCGCGGGGTTCGCACAGGTGCTCACCGCGCCTGCGGCAGGTGGCCCCGCTGAACTGGTAGCCACAGGGCGGGAACCGGCGTCGATCAGGCATTACGCCACCATGATGCCCTGACCGGCGGAAGGGCGCACCCCCCCGGCCCAGGACGGCGCTGGCTGGCGTCTGGGGCCACCTGCCTGTGATCAGACCTGGGCCAGCTCCAGCTCCTCCTGGGCGCTGTCAACGCTAGGCTGCCCGGCATGGGGCCTGAGCCCAGGCTGACCCCGGCTGAGGCCCGCGTCCTAGCCTGGCTGCCCACTCACCTGACCGCGCCGCAGATCGCGGCTGAGCTGATGCTGGCCAGGTCCACCGTGCGGAGCCAGATCACAGCCGTCTACCTCAAGCTGGGGGTCCACTCCAGGGCTGAGGCAGTCACCCAGGCCAAGGCCCTGGGCCTCCTGAGCTGAGCTGGGCTGGGCCACAACGTCAAGCAGGCCAGGACCCTGGTGTGGGTCCTGGCCTGCTGGGGTCAGGCTGGCTATGCCTGGGGGGTCTCAGCCTCGCCCTGGGGGACCAGGGCAGCCTCAGCCTTGGCCTCCTGGGTGGCCTGGGCCTGCTCAGCCTTGGCCTTGGCCTTGGCATCCTTGGCCGCCTGGGCAGCCTCAGCCTTGGCATCAGCCTGGCAGCCTGAGCACCACTCCAGGCGGCCAGCCTTGGTCCCCAGGGCATCCCCCGCCTTGCCGCCTGTGGAGGGGGTGGTGGTGTTGTGGGTGTTGCACCGCACCAGCCAGGCAGGGCTGTCCTTGGGGGCCTCACTGGTCCGCTTGAGCAGGTCATAGCCACCCTTGGGCCAGCGGATTTCGTACCCAGCAGGGGCAGGGGCATGGGCTGAGTCACCAGCCAGGGCAGCAGCCAGGCGGTCAGCCGCGCTGGTCCTGCCCTCAGCCACAGTCCGCTCCACCTTGGCCTTGGGCTCAGGGGCCTGCTGCCTGGGGGCCTCGGCGGGCACCAGTGCCCAGAACTTGGTGGCTGACCCGAAGGCACCCCCATCAATGGCGCGGCCTGCTGAGGTCTTGAGGGTCACACCCTGCTTATCGACCTCGACCTTAACCACCTTGATGCCCTTGGGGTTGGGGGCCTTGATGGCGGTGCCGAAGAACTGCCAGCCGCTCAGGGGGTTGCCGTGTTGCTTCCAGGTGGCCCTGACGGGCTGGGGGCCAGTGAGGGCCTGCTCAGCAGCAGCCTGGGCCTCCTGGTCGGCGTGCTTGACCTCAAGGGCCTGGTGGCGGGCAGCCTTGGCCTCGTCGGTCTCGCCCCCGTTGATGGGGTGGACTGTGGCTAGGACCTGCTCCTGGGCAGCAGCCAGGGCAGCCTGGGCCTCGACCTCAGCAGCAGCCTGGTCCTTGGGGGTCTGGTTCTTGGTGGTCATGGGGGTGGTTCCTTCCCGGTTGGCCCTGCCCCCTGGTGGGGCGGGGCTGTGCGGCTTGGCCCCTGGAGGCCAGCCTCCTGGGCTAACAATCGGTTACGGACAGTTATTCCCAGTCACGGATTGTGCCAGGTCCCCGGCTCCGCTACGCTGTCCTGAACCTGGCCCCGCGCTGTCGCTTGGTGGTTCAATCCCCAGTGCGGGGCCGGGCCACACGGGGGAGCCCCGGACTGGCAGGCGGATCGTGGGCAACGTGCCGGGGCCTGGAGGAGTGGCTGGCAGACCTCCGCTAGGACAGCAGCCTGTCCGCGAGGGCATCCGCCACGGTGTGCTCCACCCTGAGCGGCTGCCTGGCCGCAGGAGTGAGCCCGAACTCCCGAGCCCACCGCAGCAGCTCCAGGCTGGCGTCCCGCTGCTGAGCCACTGCCGGATTCTTGCGGATCACCCCGTCACGGTCCCGCAGGAACAGGCCCGACCTGCCCACCAGCTCCGTGGCCACCCTGAACCGCGCCGACGCTTCGCAGTACCCGGCCAGGGCCATCCTGTCGGCGGCGGTCGCGGTGCCCATCGCCAGCAGCTCGGGCACGATGAGGTCCCACTCCTCACTGCCGCCTGTGGTCAGCCACTCCGGTTTGGACGGGGCACCCCGGCGCGGCTTCGGCTCCAGGGGGCTGACCCTGGAGGGCCTGGTCTCCCCGTGCAGCACCCGGAGGTTAGTCGGCTTCGGTGCCGGTCCTCTACGCCCCATGCGCCGCTACCTTCCACCCCGAGGCCCTGGCAGCCCGCCGCGCTAGCCGCTCGCGGAGCTGGGCCTGGTGCTCAGCCATGACCTCCTCAGCCATGCCCTCACAGTAGGCCCGCGCCGCCTCGAACAGGGGCCGGTCCCGCACCACCAGCGGAGCCCTCCTGGCAATCGACCCCGGCTCCATCCAATGAAAGACGCGGGCCTCACCGCGCCCGTTGCTGTGGGTCTGCCTGACCACCAGCCGGGCCATCTCGGGGGCCATCCGCTGGAGGCCCACAGCCCGCATCCCGGCGCGGTAGTAGACCCGCATCCCCGACCGCTCACCGCGCCCGCCGTGATTCTTGATGTAGGCCAGCGGGTAGACCAGGGCGGCGGTGGCTGACTCGGCAGACCCGGCGTACTGGTAGGCGTGGAGGATGTCCTCCTCCACCGGCCCGATGTAGGGCTCACGGCCAGGCCCCACCCGCTCAAGGAACAGGCTGTACGGGAACCCAGGCCGCACGAAGGTCCCCGGCTCGGTGGCGGGGTTGACCGCCTGGAGTTTGGCCCCGGTCATCCGGCTGTTGGTCGCCAGGGTCACCGCCGCCAGGAGGTCAGCGAACATGCCCAGCCCGCCCCTGGAGGCCACCACCTTGGCCGAGGAGGCATAGCCCACGAACGCGGTCAGCCGCCGCAAGTTGTCATCGAGCTGGAGCACCGCCCAGCACCCGCGCTCCTCAGCGACCCGGCAGGCCCACTCACGCTCCGTGAAGCACCCCAGGAACGCGCCCGGCTCATACGGGCCAGGCCCCATCCAATGCGCCGCGGCGAACTCCTCCGCATCGGCCACCGGGTAGGGCACCAGCTCCCAGCGGTCCCGCTCGTAGGCTGGTGCCCGGTCCTCGCGGACCACCCACACCGGGTCAGCCGTGACGCCCTCCAGCGGGGCCAGCAGCCGCCTGGTCTGCCGGTCGCGGAGCTGGGGCCTGCCGCCGCTGATCACCACGGGGAGGACCCCGCGCAGGAGGTCAGGTGGGGTAACGGACAAACACGACTCCGGGTATCTCGGCCAGCTTGGGGCCTGCCTTATCGGCCTCGGCCTTGGTCTGGAATATGACCGTGACCTGGTGCTCAGCCGACACCACGGCGCGGGACTGGTCCGACAGGCCCAGCTCCCCGTTGGCGCTGGCCTGCTGGAATCCGGCCACGGTCTCCTCCCAGTCGGCCAGGTCCAGCACGTCCCCGAACTCGGCCGCCATGTCCACCAGCTCGTCAGCCAGGAGCGCGTAGTCCCACGTCGTGTAATCGCTGGCGCGGTTGTCCGCGATCCGCAGGGCCTTGACCTGCTCAGGGCTCAGCCTGGTCTCGATGATCACCGGGGCCAGCTCCTCGTCCAGGCTGAGGGCTGCCAGCCGCCGCACATGCCCGATGATGACCACCAGCTCCCCGTCCACCACGATGGGCTGCTGCCACCCGAATGCCTTGATGGACGCGGCGGTCTGCTGGACCGCCTTGTCGGTGATCTTGCGGGGGTTGGACGGGTAGGGCCTGATCTTGGCCACCGGCATCATCTCGGCCTGGGCCAGCTCGGCAACGCTCACGGGACCTCCTGGGCATCGACGGCGGCGTAGGCTGCCCGCCAGTCCTCCTCGGTCGCGTCCCCGATGTACCAGCGGGACGTGTGCCTGGCCTGGAGCCAGCGCTCTGCTGCCCGGTCGCGGGCCTCACTGCCGAAGGCGGCCAGCACGTCCATCACGGCGGGTCCTCGACCTCGGCCAGGCCCAGCGCGGCCTGGGCGCTGGGGCTGTCCAGCGGCATGGTCACGGTCACTGAGGCCCCCGGCTCAGGCAGCCTCAGCCTGACCAGCTCGCCCTGGCCCTCCTCGTCAGGCTCGGGCGCGGCGAAGTCCGCCACCATGTGGTGACGCTCGGCCCAGCTCCCGATGGCCTGGCGGCTGGCCCCCAGCCCTGGAGGCACGAACACGACCACGCCGCCCTCCTCCGGGCCGAGCAGGGCGGCAGCGTCGGCCAGGTGCCGGTCCACCCATGACGGCAGCTCACCTGAGCTGGGCTGGGCTGCTGAGGGCGGGCCTGGCATGGGCCTAGCGTAGCGCCGCCGCCCGAGCCGGTCACGAGCCGGTTTCCGGTCGAAATCGCTTGCTAACGATCGCCCCAGGTCAACGAGCGGACTAGAACGCCGGATTACGCGCGATTTGCGCGCATTCCCGCTGGTCACCGGCCTGAGCCGGTCGTACACCCGTTCTAGCCGTTTCCGCTGGTCAACCGGCGTTTTCGGGGCCGGGATCGCCCCAGGTCACGCCGGTCTGAGGCCGAAAAAGGCCGGTGACCAGCGGTTTTCCGACAAAAGCCGGAAAACCCTGCCGGGCGCACGGCGGGA